CATTTCTGATCGCCCCAGTTTTTTAACGATTGCTGCGGAGCTTTCAAAGCTTTTCACCTACCTCGTATTGAGATAACCTGGCTCTTAGCCTTTCAATTTCTGCGTCGCGTTCTGCTAACTTCTTTTGAAAGCTTTCATTCATATCAACCCACATCTGCAAATTTTGAGTACGCATCTTATTGTCTTCGACCATCATATTAAATAGTCTTTCGGATGCGTCAAGCTGTTTTTGGATAAAATGAATCACGATAACCTCTTTGTTAAATCATTATTCCGCGAGTCTTGCCACGCTGTGCAATACCATCAGCGCGGGACGATGCTGATTTTACTTTACCGCCTTTGTTGAAATTCCTTGTATAACCAATTCCAAACATGGGAGAGGACAAAGCAAGTTTTTGCCCTTTGCGCTTTTGCGCCTCAATATCTGCATAGGCTTCTAGTTCTGATTTTTTATCAAGAGGAAGTTTGTAGCTCACCCTTCCCGAGGCTCCCACCCCTCCTTCGCCAATGTTTACATTTGTAAGTTCGGCCTTGAGGCGTTTCTTTTCCTCGTCATTCATTTCATAAGCATCAGTCACGATATCCACCTCCTGCTGCTTTGTACTTTTTCGCCACAAGCTGAGCCTTTCTTGCGGACCATTTTCCTGCTCCCGTGCCTTGCGTGGCCGCAGCTTTTACTTGGGCAACGATACGCTTGCGAAGATCTGGCTTCGTATAGTTACCAGCCGCATTGACCGTCCCGCCTTTAGCGTACTCTTTAAAGTCTGTGTTATCCCGTCGTGCCTTGATTTTGGGCACTTTGCTGGGATTGATTATTCCCATTCCCCGACTGATTAGCATTTGCTGCTCCTATTAGTGCTGCCAGACCAAAGTTTTCCGTATCCTTAAGTGGCCGTAAATAGTTTGGTGCTTTGAACAAATCAAAAGGTCCAAATTGTGGTGCTGGCACGTTGGGCTGTGCGTAGTCTACATAAGTTTTCTGTTGCTCTGATGCTGGAATTCCAAATAGCGGAAACGGCGGGGCGGTTGTTACCGGCTTTGATGTCGTTGGCGCCTTGGTTGTTGTTGTAGTTATCGGGATTGTTGTTGTAATTTCGGTTGGTGATAACGTCAATGTTATTGATTCAGTCAATGTTATTGGCGGAGCTGTTATTTGTGTGGTGATAGGAAACGATGTGGTAGTAATAACCGGCGGCAAGGATGTAGTAGTAATAACCGGCGGTAAGGATGTGGTAGTAACCGGTGGAAGAGACGTTGTGGTGATTACCGTGGTTAATGATGGTGACTTTGTTATTAGTTGCGTCAGTGACGGTGTGATTGATTGAGTAATAGATTGAGTGACTGATTGTGTTACCGACTGCGTGACTGATTGTGTTACAGATTGTGTGACTGACTGAGTAACGGATTGGGTGACTGACTGAGTAACGGATTGGGTGACTGACTGGGTTACCGATGGTGTTACGGATTGGGTAACAGATTGAGTCACGGATTGTGTGACTGGTTGCGTAACTGAAGGCGTAACAGATAGACTTGCCGCACGGCTAATTGATTCCGAAATGAGTGCTGAAATAGACTGAGATAGTGAAATCGATTGGCTTAAGGATGCCGATAGGGACATTCCTTTGATCACATTTTCGCTTATCTCTTGGCTCAAGCTTTGCGATAACGATGCTGACTGACTCTGAGATAGGGACTGTGAGGCGCTTAAAGCCAATTCTTGGCTAATTGATTGTGATAAAGATATTGCCGCTGCTTCAGATATTGATATTGATTGTGACTGTGACACGCTTTGTTGCTTCGATACGCTTTGTGAAAGTGAATTTGAAACACTAACTGATTCAGAGATTCTTATTGTCTCAGATATTGATTGCGATACAGATTCCGATATGGATTGGCCCCTTGCGCGATCTGCTTTAATTTCCGAGCTTATGCTTATGGATAAAGATTGCGATTGCGAGAGCGACTGTGATGAGCTTAGTGAAATCGATTCAGATAGCGCGACTGCAGTCGAAAGACTTTGACTGTTGGATATTGATGCGCTTATTGCTGCTTCAGATATAGACTGACTTAAACTAATACTTATTGAATTTGATGTGCTTGCAGCTATGAGATCCGACATTTTTGTCGTCACCTCAACCGTGGGCGTTGCATCTGGCTTGACGGTTGATACACCAAGCTTTACCTCATCGCCTTTTTGCAGCAAATAATTATTGGGTCCTACACGCAGCATAGTGTACATCTTTCCATCTGCGCCCGTAACGATGGCGTTATCCCCGACAATCGATGTGACTGTGCCAGATACCGTGGACCTTGGAGTAATCGTATCTAATACATTGAGTTGCCGATTTCCCGCAAGGCCCATGGTGTTCATGAACGTCTTGAAGTCAGCGTAGGTTATTTTGCCTTGGTCTAATAATGACCGTGCATTGGCAGCAATCTGTGCGTCTGTCTGTGCATTAAACGCCCGCTGATCGTCTAATAACTTACCTTGTGGCGTGTTATTTAGTTCGTTAACAATTGAATCTAAATTAACCCCATCAGCGAGACGTTTTAAATTAAATTCCAATTCATTAAATGTTGGGGGCCTGCCAAGTTCATTTTGAAAAGCTTTATTTAATTGTTGTTCAAATATAGAAAATTTTTCATTAACATTATCAGGTACATACACAACATCATTTTTTGTGGCGTTTATATTAATTTCATCGCCAACCTTTAAGTCCACATTGCTTGGCAAATCAAAACGCACCAAAGACCCATTTCCTAGTTCTACAAGCCCCTGGGTTCCGTCTGGCGAGATTATTTTTATTTGTCCGCTGTTATCGGAAGTCATTCCTCCACGAAGACCAACCGCAACTCCTGCGGTTGTACCAGCCGCAACAAATGTTTGTTGCATCGTATCCAGGGCGCCCTTCAAGAAATCCATGCCCGTCATGTCTTGGGCCAAACCAATCTGAGGAAGCTTATCTGTTGCCGCTTGCAAACTATATGAAAGCAGTTCACCTAGTTGTTCTTTGGTGCCGTACTTGCCAATTTGCGTAATTAAGCTTTCGCCAATTACCTTGCCTAGCTGATCCGTTGCGGTGCCGCGCCACAGGGGTTTCAACAATCCAACTAGCTCATCTGCGCCGATTCTCTCGCCAATTCCTTCTGCTATTGCCATGAGGGTCGCCCGCTTTCCTGCGTCCTCTATTCCAAGTCCGGACATTCTTCCTTGGATGTATTCATTTCCGTATGTTGTTGCCATGGCTCCAACTACAATACCCGGAGCGATTCCAGTCGCCAACCACGGTATGGCGGTTACGACATTTGACAGGCCTCCAATAAGATTTTTATGCGCGTCCGTACTTGCATTTGCAATCGTAACCGCGTCGTCACCCGCTGTTTTTATTCCCGCTGCTAGCTTGCTGAAATCCTTGGCAAAAGAATCGAGTCCGAGGGATTCTGCAATATGTAGGTTAATTCCAAGTGCGCCGTTAAGTGAATTTGCTACTGCACTTCCTGTTACTGCATACGCCGTGGCTAATGTATTTGAAAGCGCATCGCCAGCAGGAGATCCACGGAACTGGTTTATAAATTGTTTTGTTTCAAACGGGAACTGTGAATCCTGTACAGAAGATAAGTTGATTCTGTTGAACACATTTCCAGATTGTAAATCTTGGAGCGCAAGCGCCATGGCGGTGCTTGGTTGAACACCTTGATCGATGTAATAGGCGGAGGCCTTATTTTCAACACGAGTATCGGCGCGAAGCAAAAAGTCCGCCATTGACTTTTGATTACCTGCTATAGCCTGCTGCCTTTCTTGGTCAATTTGTTTGTATTGCGAATCAATGTCTTTCAAGATTCGCATATCGGTTGTGGCCGCACTAGCAGATGCGATTTTCGCCCTGTCTTCCGGGCTCATAATGCTGTACTGTCTTAACAAATTATCAAAATAACTTTTTTGTACCGTCGCAAAATTGTTTTGTATTAATCCCGTCTGCGTTGTAAGACCTAGGGCTCTTGCTTGATCGCTTAGCTCTTTGGGTATTGAGAATTCTGAATCTGTTACTTTAGGTGCGGTTCTTTGAATAATTTGTTGTGCATCAATTACGGTTTTTACACCTTGTGGTGATAATCCGTAAAAATCTTTTGTGATATCTTTACCCGTGGCGTCTTTTGCGCTTGATACAAAAAGATCGCCGGTTTCTGTATTCCTATCAAATACAACCTGTCTTCCGTTTCCAATGTTGAACCATTGTTTTAAATTAGAAACTGCTGCGTTTGTAAGTTCTGAAGGCGTTAATTCTGACCCTTCTTTCAGAGCCCTGTAATACAAAAGTTGCTGATTGGCTTTGTCACCTTTGATACCCACATCATCCATGGCGGATTCGAGTTGGGACTCGGTAGCCTTGCCGTTAATAAAATCATTTGCAATATTTGTGTAGTTTTTTCTTGCTGTGATTTGACTATTTAATGATGTTATATAGTCGGATGCATCTTCCGGTAAGAATCCCGCATCTTTTAGTCTTTGAATTGCGTCTTCTGATTTTAGTGTTGAATCAACTGACGTATATTCTTTTGCTATATCTTGAGCCTTTTTTGCCCTATCAATGAATTGTTGATTGGCTGCGAAGATACTTGCAATTGTATTATCTGAATACCCTGATTCGCGTAAATCATCTGCTGCGTCATCGACTGAAGTCTCGCCGCTGTTTATGGACTTTATTAAATTATTCACATAGCTTGATTGGCCAGCATTTAGTGCGCTTTGTATGCCTTGCCATTCTTCTGCCGAATACACTCGTCCAGCAGAATTGCCGCTTAACATCAGTCGATTGCCATCGTCATCCATGGTAAACAGTTCACCATTCTTATCGATGGCTACTGCACCTATGGCTGAGTTAGATTTTGCTGCCTCTGGAGTTGCGCCACCTGTTACCTTGGCTGCTTGATTTTTGCTAAATCCAAGGTTAATCAACTGGTTCATTAGGCTAATAGGATTAAATTTTCCTGTTGTAGCCGTGTTGATTGCTTGTGATACGCCGATTTGAAGTAAAGCTTTGGATGTTGGGTCAAGCTTATTTGCCGTTGCAAATTCATTAATGCCCGTGGAAATTGCGGCGTTTACAGCCCCACCTAATAAAGCTGGTAATGGGTCTTTCCCTTGTGATATTGAATAGATTGCATTCGCCATGGGCCCGGCGATTTGTTTGGCAGTTGCAAGTTTTTCTGCTGCCGTGGCTCCGCTAATCAGTCCGCTGTTTGCTAGCTCATTGGCCATCACACTCGTGACGCCCTGAAGTATCTCCCCGGTTGCTGCGCCTAAAAATGCTTTGGATAAATCGCCGCCGTTGAAGGCGGTATTTATCGCTACTCTTGTGAGAAAACTTGATACAGCAGGAGCGGCGGTCGCACCAACAATACTACTGATAGCTGGAGTTATTGCGTTGGCTATACCCGGAACAAGAAACGATGCTCCCACTGCAAGCAACTGAACCAGCATCGGATTTTTCTGTAGAAAATCCGATGCATTCCATTCTGGAACAATAATTGGCGATCCAAAGGCGTCGAGCTGTACTCGATAATCTGAATAACCCTTTCCTGCATTGGTTGAACCAATAACATTGCTTCCCTTGCCGCCCACCATTTTGGTATCAAGTGGTTGGTTTGTTCGCTTGTCAAATAATTCATAGGTTGTGTAATCGTTATATCCAATTACCTCTGGTGTATCACTAGATGCTGAAAATATGGGATCTTTGCCGGCGCCCGTTTTTACGCCAATTTGATTTAAATCAGTGATCCCTAAAGCGGTAAGTCTTTTTGCTAGATCATCTACGTGCCACTCGTCGGAATTACCAGGGGTCTGATAATTGAGTTTATATAAAGATTTGCCACTATTGATCTGGCCTTTTAGGAAGTCAATTGTGTCATTGTTGAGCCATTTGCCCTCCCATTTCGTATCTTTGGGATGGAGTATTAACTGCTCATAATCGTTACGACTTAACTTCTGGCCCGTTTGATAGTTTTGAAACGGGGTTTCTAAAAACTCTGGTTCAAAAACCCAGCCGTTTTTAAGGTCTAGACCAAGAGCCTGTTCGTATACGTTATACCCATTGTTATACATCCAATCAATATCGACTTGACTTACGCCCTCGGCTATTAATTTCGATGGTTTTATTTTTTTTTCGTTGAAATAATCTATCTTTTGTTTTGGAGCATAATTACCCCATTGGCTTGGCAAGCTAATTGATGGTTTTGGAGGAGCGCTTGTTGTTTTTGTTGCGTCATAATAGCCGTAGAGATCTTTTAGACTTTGAATTTCTGGTTCTGGCGTCCCAAATGCTCTTAATTGACCTTCTGTGACCTTGGATCCAATGAGCCAATTTACTTTTTCTTGGGGGCCGATTTGAAACCAATTAGATGGCAAATTTACGCCAACGCTCGCGGCCTTGGCTCTTGTTTCATCTTGTTCTGATCTTTGCGTAGGTAAACTATTTTGATAGGCATCTCTTTGCCCTGCGTCTAAAAATGCAGTGCCGTCTGATGCGTAATAATAAGTTGGATAGTTATAAGTCCCTTCTTCTTCCTGCTCTCGCCTATCATTAGATCTGGTATATGCTGGCGGCGGACTATATCCATTATTTAACATCCATTGAATTGTTTCCTCGTCCGTGATTGAACGAAGCTCATCGATGGATGTCCCTGCGGCGTTAAAACGCCGTATTTTTTCTGCGGCGTCTAGGCCAAACCATTCCGAGTCAAATGTTGGAAGCGCCACATATCACCTAGCAATACATGCCGCCTTTGTTCATTTTGACCATCTTGCCCTTGGTCTTGCCCTTTGATGCTACGCCATCACGACTTGGGGCGGCTGTTTTTACAGAGCCCATTTTCGTCATGCCACC